ATTGTCAATGAACGAGCTAGACGCATACAGGAAGCCAAGCAAGAAGCAAAGGAACAACAGATAGAACAGAACCGCAAGAACCATGAGATGATGGAGGTTGCTAAGACAGTTGGTATATCTCTTCTTGCTTTAATTTTTGTGGTTGCATGTATTACATTATCAATAATCTTTGCAGGTGACTGATGTTTACTGCTGTTCTTATAATATGTGCCCCGCTACTTGGTAGTGATTGCATTAAAGTAATAGATGCTAAAGGCCCATACGATAGACAGTCTGAGTGTATTGAGCGTGTACTTCAGATGTTCCAAGACACACAGCTTTTATTCCCAGCCCCCTACAAGTCAGTGTCTTATAAATGTGAGAACAAATACAAGAGAGCGTAATGACGCAAAAAAAGTTACAGAAAGATAGTGCTTATTCAAAGTTTGATACTAACGGAGATAATGTTCTTTGCGATGAAGAGTTGTCTATGGCGTTAGAGTTTAAAAGAAAAGAACTTGAAGATGCAGATGCTAGGCGTGACTCAATGAGGTACATGACTTGGTTTGCTTTGTTTGGAACTTTAAATTATCCAGCGGCTATTTTAATTACAGCTATGCTTGGATATGACAGTGCGGCAACAATCATAGGAAATATTGCTCCTACTTATTTTGTAGCTAACTCTGCTCTTGTTGCGGCTTATTTTGGGGCCAATGCATATACCGATGGAAAATTAACAAAATGATTTGGAGTATGAATAACCGAACTACTACAGCACAGGCTTTAGCTAATAGGAGAAGGCAAAATGTTGCAAGCGTTAATAGGGCCAGTGACAGGATTACTGGACAAGTTCATAGAGGACAAGGATCAGAAGAACAAGTTAGCCCACGATCTAGCGACAATGGCAGACAACCACGCGCAGGAATTAGCGAAAGGCCAGTTGGCGATAAATGCTGAAGAGGCCAAGTCAAGAAACCTGTTTGTGTCGGGCTGGCGTCCTAGTGTTGGTTGGTGCTGTAGCTTAGCTTTATTTGCCCACTTTTTAGTGTTCCCTACTATGGATGTAGTGACAGCCTACATGGGAATAGAAGCTGTGCCTTACCCTGCTTTTGACATGGATAGTCTTATGACTGTACTATTAGGGTTATTAGGATTGGGCGGGATGCGTAGTTATGAAAAGTCAAAAGGATTAACGAAATGAAAAAAGGTTTATATGCCAACATCCATGCCAAGAAAAAGCGCATTGCCGCTGGTTCTGGTGAGAAGATGCGGAAAGTTGGAGCAAAGGGTGCGCCTACTGCTAAAGCTTTCAAGCAATCTGCCAAGACAGCAAAGAAGAAAAAGAAATGAATGTAACTCAGCTACGGGTTGAGCTTGCGGAAGATGAGGGCTGTAAGTACGAGATCTATTTAGATCATCTTGGCTTACCCACATTCGGCATTGGTCATCTTGTAACCAAAGAAGATAAAGAATACGGCAAGCCTGTCGGCACAGTCATTGAGCAAGAGCGAGTGCATCAAGTGTTTAATCTTGATATGGCTATAGCTGTTGATGAGTGCAAAACTCTTTACTCTGACTTTGATGATCTACCACAAGAGTGCCAGCACATCGTAGCTAACATGATGTTTAATCTGGGCAGACCTCGCTTATCTAAATTCAAAGGTATGAAGGCTGGCGTTGATGCCCGTGATTGGAATAAAGCCGCAGATGAAATGGTCGATAGCCGTTGGTATACGCAAGTTCCGAATCGGGCTAGGCGTTTAGTAGACCGTATGAGGGCTGTGGAGAGCGACGATGGCTAAGTCTCCTGCATGGACACGCAAAGCAGGGAAGAACCCCAAGGGCGGTTTAAACGCCAAGGGAAGGGCATCTTATAAAGGTGGCAAGCTAAAAGCACCAGTAAAGAAGGGCGACAACCCTAGAAGGGCCAGTTTCCTAGCTAGAATGGGTGGTATGCGTGGGCCTGAGAAGAAGAACGGCAAGCCGACTAGACTGTTGTTGTCTCTTAGGGCTTGGGGTGCAAGCAGTAAGTCTGATGCTAAACGCAAAGCCTCTGCTATATCTAAGCGTAATAAAGCTAAAAAGAAAAAATGACACGAAAGGGGGGTTTGTGGCCCCCTTTTCTACAAAAGAAGTGGGTTAGTTTTTCTTTCTTGTTCCGTTGTAAAACAATGCGTTGGAAACAGTTAAGGGAAGCTTTCCTTTCTTGTGCCGAATATTATTTTTAACTGGCTCCACTTCTTTCGCTCTATTTTTTATTTCCTCTAAGTCCTTTTTGAACTCTTCGATAGTCATTTCGCTGGAACATTTATATTGTTTCATATCAAATACTTTTCCCCATAAAGAATGTAATCAGACAGTTGGTCTATTAAGTATTCTTCTGTCCATATGCCTACAGAAACAGTGCAATCAGGGAGTATACCTTTCCCTTTCGGGTATATTGGCTCAATGTTATGCTCTTTGCCAATGCGGTATAGCCCCCATCCTGCGCTTATTAAAGCAAGGTAGTAACCTTCAGCTAACTCCCTTGCCTCTAGCCGCCTCTGATTCTTTTCGGAAGCTAGAGAAACAATCATCTGGTAACAGACTGTGACATAGCACAACCCCCAGACCATTCACCACCCATCCCGTATCCGATGCAAGCATCGTCTTGTTGCAGTACACGCATTGCACAGTGTGAGCAGAACTGCCTGTTCTTGACGGTTTGGGTTGCTTCTTTCGAGCAATCATCACACAAGGTCTTTTCCATTAAGCTTAACAAGCTCCCGTCTTGGGATAAACCATGTGTTACCAACACGCTCTGCGTCTATCCTGTTGCTCTTTAACAAGCGATACATAAGATTCATCTTCGTTTTGTCATTGCTTCCGAAGATAATCAAGCAAGCCTCTTTAGCTGTATAGAGGAGCTTGTCTGAGACATCAGCCTTAGAAGGGAATATCGTCATCAGCAAGACCCTCAACATCCACTGGCCCAGCGGCAGGTTGGAACTTCTTATTGATTGCATCACCAACAGGCTTTAATCCACCTTGCGAAATGCCGTCAGCAATACTGTCTGATGATTCGTAGTCTTGCACTTCAGCAATGTTAATACCCAATGTGCCATCGTCGTTCTCATAAACTTGCACAGAGTAACTAGCTTCAGAACGAAGGTGAATGTCAGCAGGAGATCCGTCCTTCCACGGCTTCCATTTGCTGTTGCCATATTTAGACTTGGCCTGACCATCATTGTTTGGGAAACAACGGATTGTGGTTAGCTTTATAAACTTTTTCGCCATTTTATTCTCCTGCTACTTTCACTTGGTTTACCCGCAAAACAAATCTGTCACGGATCATTTTATATAATTCGGGTGCATGAAGCTCTGCGTTCTTCATATTTTCTTTAACCCAGGGATTAGCCATGTACTCTTTGACCGCAGTAAACAGCTTAAGATTAGGCAACTTTGCATTTACTTCACCCATGAACAGTTGAGCTTTTCTTACCTCTTCTGTTATTTCTTTTGGGGTTTCTTTCTTTGCAACTTCGGTAGCAGTAGGAACAGGAACAGGAGCAGGGTCTTTCTTTGCTTCCTCTTTCCTGCTGACTGCATCTATTTCATTAGCAGACGCATACTCACCGCCAGCCAGACCGATAGAGCTTAACGCTCTACCGATAGCAGATGTTTCGGCATTTTCTAATGCAGATGTTTGATTGACATGGCCTTGGCCTCTTATCTCTTCAGCCATACCAGAGCCTATCTGGATACCATCAGCATTAGTGATGATAGCCTTGATAACTACACGCTGACCATCATCAACCAAGACAGACGTATTAACGCCGCACGATATACCAAAGTGTCTGCGGAAGGCTTCCATGCGATGCACAACTTGAGTGTACATCTTGCCGCCACGCTGTTTGACACCATGAGTTTTGTTCAACTCATTGACGGCATCCATACATTTAATTAGGTCGCTCATTATTTCTCCTCTCGAAATTGTCAGCTAACAGGTTAGTAAATACTGTAAAAGCATTTTGCAAATCAGTAAGTTGTTCAGTTAATTTCTTAACTTCATCGCGGCACTCATCAATGTGTTGCCACATTTCCATTTCTTGATCAGTCATTAGCTTGCTCCCTATAAAAATCTTTATGCCACATTATTAGCTGACCTCTGCCAGACGCACCCTTTGCCTTGCGGTCATCCACAAAGATAATTCCTTTCTCTTTTAGCTGTTTGTACCTAGCCGTGACTGTGCTATAGCGGTGTTGCGGCAGGGCATCTAGGACTTGATCAGAGATACATCCTGCCGCACGAAAGCCTTTGATAGCTTCCGCAACGGTACGTTCCATCGCACTGACTTCCAGACTTTGCGCCGCCTCACGGCTAGTCTGGGGGTCAGTCTGCCGATACAGCTTATAAGCTGGTGTTTCAAATAAATCGTTCATCTGATTCTCCAAACTTTAATTACTGCTTTGCCATTTTTCATAATGGAACGGGTGATAAGCTGGTTATCTGTGTTGCGGCGATGCCAACTAAAAACCCTGCCTGATTCTCTACGGCTTGGACAAATGATGTAGTCATTTACCTGCATCCGTTTGCAAAGATTAGCAACATATTTAGGCGGGATTTTTTCTGAGTTATCATCAGGCCAATCCCAGACAATTTCCTTGCCTTCCTTTGCGCCAGTTAAATAACCCCAAATTTGCTCAAACATATTAGTCACTCCATAGTTGTCTTGCTAGTTGTGTGATTGATGGCCCATGCCTTCTGGATATTTCATTAAAGTCTGGTTGAACCAGTCCAGCAAGCGTGTTCCAGTTGCCGTATGCAGCCCTAATTAGGTTCTGTGTAGTCTTCCAAGACCTGACTGCATCATTGAAAGCCCTGTTAAGTGAATCTTCTGTGAGGGCTTCACAATTCTGTGAATTGGCTATGTGATAGCCGGAAGCTGTGACAAAAAGCAGTGAAGGCATTTGACCTGTAGCTTTCCAATAGACAGCCTGTTGCATAACCTGTTGCCATGTTGGAGTCGTGCGCGGCTTTGGTATGCGCCAACTTCTTGTGCCATCTTTTTTGGGTGGGTTGCGAAGCAGCAAGCTACACTTTAGGTCAGCTTGCATACCACCCGCACTATAATCTTGATAAAGCATTACAGGGACATCTAAGCCATCAACCTTAAGCCAACGCTGATACTCACCTTCAATTAAATTAGCTTGAGAAAAACAATCTTTTACTGAAGCGATACCAACAGCAACCATTTCTGGGATATGCTCACGAAAAGCGTCAAACTCTTCGGCATCTTTACCGCCATCCCAATCGCGCGGTTTGTATTCGTCATACTTTGACATCGCAGAGCGAACAGCTTGCGCCATGTCGGTAGGCTCTTGCTGACCAAGCATCTCATTATAGTCTGCTAATCCAAGTGCTAGGTCCACACCTTGTTGAACACAAATTCCAGCCCAAGGTCTAGCAGCCATTGGAAGGCGCATATTATTGTGGCGCACCCACAGCTTTAAAATCATCTCATCTTTAGGAGCCGTAGCCCCAGATGCGCTATCATGTGCATAACCCATTTCTTTTAATGTTGCTGGTACTTCCATGTTAATCCGTTCCTCACAGTGGTTTATAGTGGTAGAAGTAGATATGATTTGACTTTGTGTCAACAACTAATTTACAATTAACTTATGAAACTCAGACATTACATACGCCAGAACAAGCTGACCCAAACTAAATTTGCTCACAAGTGTGGACTATCTAAAGCAACTGTGTCCAGAATTATTGCGGGTGAAAGGCAACCAAGCTTGAGGGTGATGCAGATCATCTACAGAGCTACTGAAGGGAAGGTAACGCCAGATGACTTTTTTACAGACTGATTGTTTGCAATGCAGAGGAACTGGATGGATTTGGGATACTCCTGCTTTTGAAGATGATGATGTGTCTCATGAAGACTGCCCTGCTTGTGATGGCACTGGCAAAGAGATAGTTGACGATGATGAATTGTTGGAGATTATAGAAAATGCAGGAGCTATCAAATGAAGAGACGTTTCCTCTTATCTGTCGTTACGCGCATAAAGATGAGCCTGTTCCTGCTGGGTCTAGGTTTACTCTATGCCGTGGCTATCACGGCCTTAATGGATACGGTATTTTGACCCGTCAGAAAGATGACTTCTATCCAACGCCAAGGGAAGCTACAGAAGCCCTGATGAACGTGGAGAAACTACCTTATGACATATGGGAGCCAGCCTGTGGTAATGGTGCAATCAGTAAGCCTTTAATAGAAGCTGGGCATGAAGTTATATCTACAGACTTAAATGATTATGGATATGGCGAAGCTAATATAGATTTTATGATGGAACATAAAGCTCTTGCCCCTGCTATAATTACAAACCCGCCGTACAAGTTTGCAAATCAATTTGTTGTTAAGTGTTTAGACTTAGAAGTTCCTTACTTTGCCATGTTGTTGCGCCTCGCTTTCCTTGAGGGCAAACAGCGAAGGGAGACTATATACAACAGACAAGCACCAGCTAGGGTTCATGCTTTCTCTGAACGTCTGACGATGTGGCGCGGTGATGAAGAGCAACCAGAAGGTTCGTCTGGTTTCATTGCTTTCGCTTGGTTTGTCTGGGAAAAGGGCAACACTGACACAGTATTGGATTGGATATGAAAGTTATTAAAATACAAGCAGAACAAACGCACGATTGGTTATTAAGAAAACATTACGCTAAAAGAATACCTCAAATCACAGATGCCTTTGGTTTATATGATGGTAAAGTTTTGATAGGTGTCGTGACTTATGGGAAGCCAGCCACACCTATGCTTTGCAAGGGTGTGTGCGGTGAGGAATACTTTAATATAGTTTATGAATTGAACAGGGTGTGTTTAACTGACAACAAACGCAATCAAGCATCTTTTCTTGTTGGTCAAAGTTTAAGGCAACTTGCTAAACCTAAAATCATAGTATCTTATGCTGACACTGGTATGGGCCACACTGGTTTTATATATCAGGCTTGTAACTTTCTTTATACTGGTTTGACTGTAGCCAGAACAGACGTAGACACTAATGGAAAACACGCAAGGCATGGTCAAAAGTTTGATGCAACTAAGCGTGTACAAAGGCCACAAAAGCATCGTTATGTTTATTTTGTTGGCAGTAAAGGGCAGAAAAAAAAGTTGCTGTCTAGCTTGCGTTACGAGCAACACCCATACCCTAAAGGAAATATTAAACATTATGATTCTTCCGCACAAATAAGCACACAAATGATTATGTTTTGAGGTGATAAAATGGGTAAGAAAAGCAGAGACAAAGGAGCTACGTTTGAAAGATGGCTCGTTAATGAGATGAAAGACAATCTTGGCGAAAACTTGCTAGAGCAACCGTCGCGCAATCTCTCTCAATACCAACAAAAAGGGCAGTCAGACATTATAATCCCTGGGTTTGCGTTCGAGGCAAAGGCATACGCAAAAGGCTACACCCACAAAAAAGACTGGTGGGTACAAGCTTGTGAACAAGCTGGGGATCTTGAGCCTGTACTTGTGTATAAGTATGACTATCAAGAGCCAAGAGCAGTTATTTCTCTCTCTCTTGTAAGCTCAGAATATCAAGGGACTGGAATGACTTGCGCCATTTCTCTGCCGACTCTTTGGTATATCGTGCGAGAAAAACTTGCAGAGATGGGCTAGGCAAAGATAAAAATTCATGATATTAAAAATTCTCTTTAGCATTGCCGCACAGCATCATTGCGTAACTGCGATAAAATGTTTCTTTATTATATATAAAAAAAACACTGCTCTGCATCTCTGCAAAGCAGTGCTTCATTGCCCTGCGGCATTGCTTAGCCTTTCTCTGCAAGCAAGCGCAGTAGCTTTTCAACAGTCAAAGGCACCTTTCTCTGCCCATCTTCATAATAAAAGATTGCTCTTGTTGATACGCCAAGCATCTTGCCCATCTTTTCAGCAGTAAGGCCAAGCCTTTTTCTTTCTGCTTTTATTTCTTCGCTCGTCATGTTATTCCTTTCCCATAGGTCTTGATCCGCCTATGCACATGTTGTTAGTCGTTTGGGCGGTTATCGCACTTTTCTCCATCAGTGTTGTAACCGCCCTTTCTCTTTATCTATACGAATGATCAAGATTAAAGTTGTTGCATAGCTTGTGATAACCATCATCAAGTTTTTGAATGTCAGAAAGATACAGATCGTTAGTCTCTGCCAACATGGACAAGGCTGAACCTAGATCTTCCTTGAGCTTCTTAATGACCTCAAGTTGCTCAGTTGTTAGAGATGCCATCGCTTTCTTATTGATGGCTGTTTTCTTTTCTCTTTCGATTTGATACTCTGATTTATTAGACATAATTTTGACCCTCTCTCTGTTAATTTGTGATGTTAGTTATTGTTGCAAGCATCTCTCTCTTGCCTGATTCGTCATGTGTAACTTCTGACAATGTAACTTTTATTTCATCACCAGAATTTGCATGCTTGCGAAGTTGTGAAATGCTAACTCTCTTATCGCCTCTTGTATTTGCACGATAAAAAGTAAGAGAAGCTGCAGAACCATCTGCCCACATTGCAGGTATTTTGAATTTTTGCCCTTTCTCTGCTAGTTGGTAATCGAATCCAGACGCAAGAGCGAGCTTTTGCATGTCCTGCCTTGCATCCATGATATATTTATTGACCATCGTATCAGTCAGCTGGATGGTTGCTGATACATTTAAAATAATCTCATTAGTCATCGTCTGATCCTCACTCTGAAAAATGTTCTTGGTAAAGCTTAATAAACAAGAGCCTACCTTGTCCGTCACGCATGCCGTTAAGCTCATGATCGATATAGCCGTTATCTTTCAGCTCTTGATCTAAATCATTCTGATCAATCTCAGACGCAATACCATTTGCCCACAAATTAAAAACTTCATGATTCTTGTCTGAGTTATTATCGATCCAGTCTTGAATCGCATAAATGCCGTTTTTATTTACATGCATAGTCTTGATCCTTTTGTTGTTGTGCCGTTATTGGCGTTTTGAGCCTGTTCTAAGGTTCAACCTTGCCCTGCCTAGTAGTTACCCACCAGACAAGGCAGTGTAGAAGCTTAAAAGATGATTAGAGACACCCACAAGCAAGCGATCATCGTTGCTATGAATAGAAAGCCGATCACAAATTCTGCGATTGATTCTGTTGTTGTCATAGCGTCACCTCACTAGCTAGTTTTGGGCTGATATGCTTTGATCTCTCTAACATATCTATGAATTCTACAAATTCAGTCCTGATCGTTGCGGCATAATCATTCTGCGTTTTGCTTTTAATGTAATGTTTTAAATGTTCATTACCTTGCCAAAATGCGGATCTAATTTGCGCTTGTGTTGTGAAGTCATATTTCATGATGCTGTCCTTCCTGTGCCCTTGCAAGTTTGGCATTTATAAGGGCCTAAGCTTTTTCCATTGGAAATTTTTATTTGATACTCACCCTTTCCCATGCAAGAAAAACATCTTTTCTTTTTGGGGTTAGGTTTATGTGTGTGAACTGGTGCGCCGATCATGATGCTGTCCTTTCGTCTTTAAACCCATAAATGATATTAGCCATAAAGCGGAAATATCCGTCTACAACACGCTCACATAATTGATCAGATGGATTCTCGTCTATGCTTCCCATCTCAATAGCAAGGTCTATGATCTCG